CGAGGGCTACATCCGCCTTCTGACCGAGTATTGCCGCGACGACAGCTTCGACCAGGACATCAAGATTGGGCGCGTCCGCAACGCCTTCTCGGTCTACATGGACCCCACCATTCAGGATCCGTGCGGTTCGGACGCCGAGTGGTGCTTCATCACCGAGGACGTCAGCAAGGCCGACTACGAGCGGATGTTTCCGGACGCCGCGCCGATCTCCAGCCTCATGACGCAGGGCGTGGGCGACCAGAGCCTGTCGCAGTGGCTGTCGGAGGACATGGTTCGCATCGCGGAGTACTTCTACTACGAGCATGAAGCGGCGACGCTGCACCTCTACCCGGACAACATCACGGCTTTCGCCGGCACGCCGCAGGACAAGGCCCTTAAGGCCATGTTCGGCAAGCCGCTGCGGTCCCGCAAGGTGGACCGCAAGAAGTGCAAGTGGATCAAGACCAACGGTTTCGAAGTGCTGGAGGAGCGCGATTGGGCGGGCAAGTGGATCCCGGTCGTGCGCGTCGTCGGCAACGAGTTCGAAGTGGACGGCCAGCTTTACGTCTCGGGCCTTGTGCGGAACGCCAAGGACGCCCAGCGCATGTACAATTATTGGGTCAGCCAGGAGGCCGAGATGCTGGCCCTGGCCCCCAAGGCGCCCTTCATTGGCTACGGTGGCCAGTTCGAAGGCTACGAGATGCAGTGGAAGACGGCCAATACGAACAATTGGCCGTACCTGGAGGTCAACCCGGACGTCACGGATGGCGCTGGCGCGGTCCTGCCGCTGCCTCAGCGCGCCCCGCCGCCGCTGGCCCAGACCGGGCTTATCCAGGCCAAGCTGGGCGCCTCTGACGACATCAAGTCTACCACGGGCCAGTACGACAGCAGCCTCGGCGCCCAGAGCAACGAGCGGTCGGGCCGGGCCATTCTAGCGCGCGAGAAGCAGGGCGACACCGGGACGTATCACTTCGTCGATAACCTCTCCCGCGCCATCCGCCACGTCACGCGCCAGCTCGTCGATATGATCCCGAAGATCTACGACACCGCCCGCGTGGCCCGCATTGTGGGCCTCGACGGCGAAGTCGGCATGGTTCGCATCAACCCGACGCAGCAGGAACCCGTAAAGGAGATCCGCGACGAGAACGGGCTGGTGATCGACAAGATCTACAACCCGTCGGTCGGCACCTACGACGTCTGCGTGACCACCGGGCCTGGCTACATGACCAAGCGCCAGGAAGCCTTGGACGCTATGTCCATGCTGCTTCAGTCCAACCCGCAGCTTTGGACCGTCGCGGGCGACCTGTTCATCAAGAACATGGACTGGCCGGGCGCGCAGGAGATGGCCGCACGCTTCGCCAAGATCATCGACCCGAAGGTCATGGAAGGCGAAGACCAGTCGCCCGAGATGCAGATGGCTAAGATGCAGATCGAGGCGCTGACAAAGGAGCTGAACCAAGTCGTTGGGATGCTCCAGCGCGTCGAGCAGTCCATCGAGGCGCAGGAAGTGCAGATTAAGGCGTATGACGCCGAGACGAAGCGCATTTCGGCCGTCCAGGCCGGCATGACGCCGGAGCAGATCCAGGATATCGTGATGGGCACCATTGCTGCGGCGATGGACACGGGTGACATTGTGGGTCGAGACACCCCGATGGAGCGCCAGATGCCCGTCATGGAGCCCGAAATGCCTGCTCTACCTCCTGAGATGGGCGGAATGCCGCCTCAAATGCCCCCCGGAGGGCCGATGTGATGAGCAACTGCGCTGAGTTCATCGGAACGCTGTTTTTAGCCCGTGATACGGCCCATTCCGTGCATCTGAACACCCGCAGCTACGCCAAGCACAAGGCCCTTCAGAAGTTCTACGAGGGCGTTATCGACCTCGCGGACACGCTGGCCGAGGCATACCAGGGCCGGCACGGGCTGATCGGGCCGATTGCGCTCATGTCGGCCAAAAAGACCAACAACATTGTCGAGTTTCTTGAGGACAACCTCAAGGACATCGAGGACATGCGCTACAAGGTCATGGACAAGAGCGACACGGCGCTTCAGAACATCGTTGACGAAATTGTCGCGCTGTATCTGAGTACGCTGTATAAGCTCAAGTTCCTTGCTTAAGGACGCCGCACCGATGGAACTGCTGAAGCCACTAGCCAAGGCTGATTTTCCCGCCCAGACCGCGTCCTTTACCGGGACCGCGGCCAACACGACGGGCTGGAACGCCGGGCCGCAGGGCGTCGTCATCTGGTCTGACCAGGCTTGCTACGTTGAGGTGGGTGAAGGCGCTGTAGCTACGACGGCCAGCACGCCGATCCCGGCTCAGACCCCCATTCCTTTTGCGGTTCCGATTACCGTCAGTGGCGTCTGGCGCGTCAGCGCCATTCGGGTGGCCACGGACGGCGTAGTGTACTGCAAGCCGATCAACAAGGCTTAAGCCATGGGGTTTGCCGGCGCGCTTCGGAACGGGCTTGCTATCGGGCTAGGTAGCATTGCGACGTTGTTTTCCGGCTATGGGCCGGACCAAGCGCAAGGCAACCTTGAAACTGAGAACGGGGATAACCTCGTTCAAGAAAACGGCGGTCTAATTTTGTTGGAGTAGCCACATGGCTGACGTCAAGATTTCTGCCCTTCCTGCTGCGACTACGCCCCTTGCAGGGACGGAGGTGTTGCCGATTGTGCAGAGCGGTACGACTGACCAAGTCAGCGTCGCCAATCTGACCGCTGGCCGCACGGTCAATGGCGCGGCGTTTACTGCCTCCGGTACGGTTTCTGGCGCTACGGTTACCGCGTCTGGCACCGTGTCTGGCGCCACCGTCTCCGGCACCACCGTGAACGTAGGGGCCGGAACCGTTTCCGCGCCGTCTATCTCGCCCACGGGCGACAGCAACACGGGCATCTTCTTTCCTGCGGCCGACACCATCGCTTTCGCAGAGGGCGGCGTTGAGGCGCTGCGCCTCGACAGCACCGGCAACGCGACATTCACCGGCACCGCCGTGATGTCCAGCAGCTTCCAGCGAAACCGGCTGATCAACGGCAATATGTACATCGCCCAGCGGGCCACGTCGGCCACCGTGACGGCTGGTACGGGCGTGCCTACGGCCAGCACAGGCTACCCCTGCGTGGACCGCTTCTTCGTCTACAGCACAGGCGCAAACGTCACGGCAGCACAGGTGTCGGGCGCTAGCGCAAACCGCAACCTGCTTCGCATCACGGGCGCTGCGTCTGTTACGGCGGTCGGTATCGGCCAGCGCATTGAGGAGCTTAACAGCTATGATCTTGCTGGCCAGACCTGCACGCTGTCCGTTGATCTTGCCAACTCGCTCCTGACGACGGTGACGTGGACGGCAAACTACGCCACGACCGCCGACACCTTCGGCACCATCGGCACGCCGACCAAGACGCAGATTGCCACCGGCACTTTTACGGTCACCAGCACGCTGACGCGCTACTCCGTCAACATTGCGGTGCCCGCAGCGGCGACGACCGGCGTTGAGATCCTGTTTACCGTGGGCGCGCAGACGAGCGGCACTTGGGACGTCGGAAACGTGCAGTTTGAGCCCGGCACCGTCGCCACGCCGTTTGAGCGCAGGCAGTTTGCACAGGAACTGGCGCTGTGCCAGAGGTATTATGAGCGCGGCTTTGTCTGGCGATTCATAACGACAGGAGCCTCAAACCTAGACGCGACAACAGTTTATTGGAAGGTTCAGAAGCGTGCAGCCGCTACCACAACTGTTGCGATATCGTCTTCATCTGCGCTAGTTGCCGGTCCAGCTCTTACGCCCGGCGGTGGAGGGCAGGGAGAATTTGGTGCCGAATATTCAATTACGCTCAGTGGCAGTGGATTTTGCCATTCCTCTTGGACAGCTTCTGCGGAACTCTGACCCATGTACACCAACGCCCAATACTACAACGACCTGTCCGGCAACCCGGCTGGCATCCGCTGCGACATCAACGGCGTGACCTCGTTCGTGCCGCTCGACCCAGCGAACACCGACTACCAAAACATCATGGCGCTGGTGGCAGCAGGCGAACTCACCATCGCCCCGGCCGAGCCTAACTAAGATTTTCAGCCGGCAGCGAGCTGCCGGCTGACATCCGTACTGGTGCGGTTCACCAGGGATCGTAAGGATCGAAAATGTCTATCGAAGACGTTAACACCCTAGCGGAAGCACCCGCGCCGGAACAGGCAGCCACGGCGGCGCCTGCCCCCGACGTTTCTACGCCGGCCGAAACGCCGAATGAGGCGTCCAAGACCTTCACACAGGAGGAGTTGGACGCGATTGTCGGCAAGCGCCTTGCCCGCGAACAGCGGAAATGGGAGCGAGAGCAAGCCCAAAAGCTGGCCGAGCTTGAGGCGAAGCGGGTAATGCCCGTCAACCCTCCGGCACCTGACGATTTCGACAACGCTGCCAAGTACGCAGAGGCCCTGGCCGAGCAGAAAGCGCAGGAGTTGCTTCGACAGCGTGAGGCGTCCCAGCAGCAGGCTAAGGTGATCGAAGCCTACCATGAGAAAGAGGAAGCCGCCCGCGGCAAGTACGACGACTTTGAACAGGTCGCGTACAACCCGAGCCTTCCTGTGACTGATGTTATGGCCCAGACCATCCAGGCTTCTGACGTTGGTCCCGATATCATCTACTGGCTTGGGACCAATCCGAAAGAGTCTGCGCGTATCGCCAACCTGTCTCCGTTCATGCAGGCCAAGGAGATCGGCAGGATCGAGGCCAAGCTGGCCGCCGACCCTCCGGTTAAGAAGACGTCAACCGCCCCGGCCCCTATTGCTCCGGTGACGGCTCGCTCGACGTCCGCGCCTGGCTACGACACGACGGACCCCCGTTCCGTCAAGAACATGTCTACGTCGGAGTGGATCGAGGCCGAGCGCCTGCGCCAGATCAAGAAGTGGGAAGCCACACGCAACCGCTAAGGAACCTTTGAAATGGCAAACTCGCTTCTTACTATCGACATGATCACCAGGAAGGCCCTGGAGATCCTTGAGAACAACCTCGTCCTCACCCGCAACGTCAACCGCCAGTACGACGACAGCTTTGCCGTCGAAGGCGCGAAGATCGGCTCTACCCTCCGCATCCGTCTGCCGGACCGCGCGCTGGTGACCGATGGCGCGGCCCTCCAGGTGCAGGACGACAACGAGCAGTTCACCACGCTGACGGTCTCCAGCCAGAAGCACATCGGTGTGAACTTCACCTCGGCCGAACTCACCATGCAGCTCGACGACTTCGCAGAGCGCGTGCTGAAGCCTCGTATCTCGCAGCTCGCGTCCAGCATCGACGCGGACGTGGCCAACGCCTACAAGTCGGTCTTCCAGTCTGTCGGCACCCCCGGCACGACCCCGGCCACTTCTCTGGTGCTGCTCCAAGGCCAGCAGAAGCTGAACGAGTCGGCGGCCGTGATGTCGCCGCGCTACGCGACCGTG